AAATATTGATGGTGAATTTAAAATTACCGTATTTAATTGTGGTGTAAACTTTTTTGGATTAACACAAAGTAAACAAAACAATAAAATTTTTGAGGGTAATCCTTCTCAGTTTGCCAAATTTTGTTCTACTAAAGAACTTGCGTAATGAGGCAATTTTTGACGATGCCTCTTGACAATTATTCTGTGTTTTGTTATAATATTATTTCTAAATTGATAAAAGGAGTTTTATAATATGTCTCGTGGTAAATCTACTAAACTTAAACCTTTTGAAAAACTGTTGACAATTATGGTTTCAGGTAAACCAATTACAGTTGAGGAAATCGATGCGACACTTGGTAAAGAAATTTACATGTATCGTTTATCGACTTATATGTGGCATATTAAAACAAATGCCAACGGAGTTGTCAAATCAATTAAAGATGGTCGTAAGGTAACCGCTTATCAAATTATTAATGTTGCTGATGTAAAAGATTATTTGAAAAGGACTGGCGTTGATGCTGTTAAATTTGTACCGGGTGAATTTGAGAAAAAACCTTCTGTTGCTAAACTTGCAGATTTGAAAGCGAAACCCGTGAAAGTTAAAGCAATGAAACAAGAAGCTGCACCTGATCCTGTAACTGTAGTTGAAGTTGAAGAAATCGAAGTAACTGATAGTGAAATGGAAGAAGGAGCATACTAATAAACCGCGGCGAGAAATAACCATAGGGCTAGCAGGGTTATTTCGAGCATGAAGTTGACAAATGGTAAAAACAGTGCTACAATGTACACATAAACACTTAAGGAGCGAACCGTGAAATTCTTTACCGATATTAAATTTGACAGCCCTCTAGACATGCTGGATGCTATCAACGAAGTTGTAGAGCGCAACATACACGAAAACTTTGAGCAGACGTCAGGTGGGCGTGTGGGCTTGGACCTGCGTGTGGGACCCCTGTACATCAACACCCAGGACCGCGTTATCGCCAGCAACAACCAACGCGCTTTGGAATACTACGGTGGCTTTGAATACTGTGACAAGGCCATGGTACAAACTGTAGGCAACTGGACTTTTTACCAGGGCGACCGTGTGGACGACTGCTGTGACAGGTTCGAGGGTAGAGAAAAGGTAGAGTACATGGATGAAGAGGAATAATGGAAGCCCTCCGAGAAACAACCGGGGATCTTTTTCCAGCACACACATACCTGCTGGACGGGACCACTCTGGTTGCTTACATAAAGAAGAACGAATCGGAGTCATATTATTTTAAGAATCCTGTTAAAGGATTTGACAAGCGGGGCAGGAAGTTTGAGATCGAAGTAACTGAAGTTATTTCTGAAGCAACTTAATAAGTGCGTATAATATGACAGAAAGTGAAAAAGAAATTTTATTAATTTGCCAAGAAGAATGTGCAGAGGTCACACAGGCGATTAGCAAAGTTTTTCGCTTTGGTTTTGATTCAATATGGCCTGTTGATGGTTGCACGCCAGATAATCGTAGCAAATTGCAAAGTGAAGTTGGTGATTTGTTAGCGATGATTGAGTTGATGATGGAGCGTGGTATTATTAATGACATTGAAACATATCAGGCTTGTAATCGTAAAAAAACAAAGTTGAAAACTTGGTCAAATATTTACGAAAACGAAAGCAATTTGGTGAATTAAATGTTAGTGACATTTCAAAAAGTTTTTCCTCAAAAACATATCTTTAATCCCAATGATGCTGATGATATCGAATGTTTTAGAAAGTTTTTAATTAAAGATGGATGGGGCGTTATGGGTTGTCCTTTTATTTTAGAACAACCCTATATTAGTATTCCTCATATGATACAAGATAAAATAACAAAAAACATCTTACAGGTTTAGTATGAAATGTATTTTAATTATTTGGCTAAATATAACAAATAATTTTACAATTTATGAACGACTTATTTTACAATCTGTTTGAATGGATAAAAGATGATTGGCGCAGTAATCACATTCGTTTTATTGTTGAACTGTTTTCTTGGTCTATTAGTATTGGGTGTAGTGTTACTATGGCACTCACCGTCCCGAATCCACCTCTACTTACGTTATACCCTATTTGGATTTTTGGCTGTGCTATGTATGCTTGGGCTGCTTGGACTAGGAAATCTTTTGGCATGTTGGCTAACTATTTACTGTTAGTTACTATTGATACTGTTGGTTTATTGAGAATGCTATAAAATACCATTGTTTCGTATTATAAATTTTAATAAACGAGAATAAAAATTAATATCTTTTATCTTGACAACGATCCTAAACTTTGTGCTCAAATGCACCTTGATAAACACGTGGTAAAAATGGCAATTGAATACCCACAACTCATGTCAACGGCACATCGTTATTGTAATGGTGAAGAATACATTGATAAAACTGCAAACGGTCGTAAAATTAAAAGATGGCGATTAAATGATGATCGTGAGTTTCAATTAATGAAAGCTTCACATATTAATCATCCGTCAGCTATTTGGCTTAGACAATCAAAAAAAAATTATGTCTGGCTATATCAGATGTGGGTGTATCTTTTGCAAGAATATACTTTTCGTTATGGCAAAATTCATGCATGTGCTAGATTACTTGACGTTCTTGCAGAGATACCCCACGCCATACAAGAAAAACCATTTACTGAACCTACACCAGCAATGCCTGATGAATGTAAAGTTGCCGGTAATTCTTTAGCTTCGTATCATAAATATTATAATGAGCGAAAATCTCATTTTGCAAAGTGGACAAAAAGACCAGTACCAATTTGGTATTTGCCAACAATAAATACATTTAATGCCAACATATAATTTTTTAAATGTTGAAACTGGTGAGGAATTCGAAGCGCTAATGAAAATATCAGAGCGTGAAACATTTCTTAAAGAAAATCCTCATATTCAATCAGTTATTATGGCACCAGCTATTGTCGGCGGTGTCTCAATCAAAGATAAAATTCCCGATGGTTTTAAAGAAGTGCTTTCTAAAGTAGCAGAAAGTCACAAAGGTTCGCCTATTGGCGAAAAACATTATAAGTTTTCAGTTAAAGAAGTTAAAACCAAAAAAGTGATCGATGATTTATATAAGAAAAAATATGAAAAATAATTTTGTTATGTTAATCTCCCTTACAGGAAATAATATGGCAAAAAAGAAAAATATTGAAACTAAAACCGCATTATTGAGATACTGCTTTAGTAATAAATTAAATAAGATTGATGAAGAAGAACTTGATGAATGGTTTAAAGAGCAAATTCAACAAAATAAAAATTTTTACACACAACAACAAATACCATGGACAACAGAGAGATTAAGTTGTTTTAATTGGTTTGATAGATAAACAAAAGGTAGAGAGGAGAAGTTGCAAAAAGCAGCTTAGTAATGAATTTTAATCATGTGAAATTAAGTGAATTGAACTTTGAGTTAGAATCAATTACAACAGAATTGGGTAGGACATACAAAACGCCAGGAGGAAAATCCTATCCATCTATCACCACAGTTTTGTCTAGTTACAATAAGAAAGCAATATATGAATGGCGCCAAAGAGTTGGTGAAGAAGAAGCTAATCGTATAACACGAGCGGCTTCCGGCCGAGGCACTAGATTACATAATGCGGTAGAAAAATATTTACTTAATGAAATGACTGAGTTAAAGCGTAAAACAATTATGCCTGATGCTTTGCCATTATACACACAATTAGAAAATATTCTCAAAGTGAAAATTGGCAACATTTATGGTATTGAACAATCTTTGTATAGTGACCGCCTAGGTATTGCAGGTCGTTGCGATTGTATTGCAGAATGGGAAGGTGTATTATCAATTGTCGACTGGAAAACAGCCAAAGATTATAAACAAAAAAATCACATACAGAATTATTTTATACAAGGTTCAGCCTATGCTGAAATGTTTGAGGAAAGAACAGGCAGACCAATTGAACAGGTAGTAATTGCAATTGCCAATGATAACATGAGCCCACAGATATTTGTTGAGAGGAAAGCTGATTATCTTTTGCCTCTTCGAGAATACATTTTGAAGTATAATGCTTCTATATAAACACGTTTTTTGATTGACACAATAAAAATAAATTATTATTAATTAAATAAAATTTTTAAGTTATGCTTGAAACTATTTGTGAAACTCTATTAGAAGCCTATAAACGTAATTGGATTACCAGTCGTGATGGTAATGTTAGTATTCGTCATCATGATCGTGATCATTTTTATATTACACCTAGCGGTGTACGTAAGCAGACACTACAACCCGATCAGTTTAAGAAAATTAAAATTAATAAGGTGCATCAAGCAGTACCACCATTCACACTATATGATTGGAGTGAAATTGAATATACTAATATAAGTAAAAATCTAAAACCTAGTGGAGAATTACCTTTACATTTTGGCCTTCAAAAAAAATTAGGGCAACATAAAAATGATGTTAGAGTAGTTATTCATTTACATCCTACATACTGTGTTGCAGCTATGCACGCAGGTATTAATCTTAATAGCATAGTAAATAATTTTCCTGAACTTAGCCGCTATACTAAAGTAGCATCTAATGTTCCTGAAGTGCCTCCTATTAGTCAAAAATTAGCCGATGAATGCCATAAAAATTTACTACTCGACAAAGATGGAAATATATCTTTTGATATAGTTGGTATTAAAGGACATGGTGTTGTAGCCATTGATACTAGTCCATGGCGTGCTTTTGAACATGTAGAAAGATTAGAACACATTTGTAAGATTGTTTTGTGTAGCGGAATTAGAAATACTTAACTATATGCAAAATGATAAGGGCCGGATGGTTGGCTTTTTACGACCATCTTACAAACAAAAGAGAACGTTTTGAAAAAACCGCAGTTTTAGTTACCATGTATATGGTTGCATTTATTAAAGGTTTCGTGTTATAAGCAACAGGTAATAATAACGCCAAAGATCTTGACAAACGGCCAAAAATAAGTGTATAATGATATTAATCGTAAAAAATATTTGAAAGGAAATTTTGTTATGAGCAAGTTTACATTTATATGTGAAGAACAATCAATACCATTTTCGGATTCGGCTTCTTCAAAAAGAACAGTTGAATTTAATACTGAACTTTTGGACCAAATTTTAAATGAGTTTGAACACTTTTTGCGTGGTTGTGGTTTCCATTTCAATGGACAATTAGATTTTGTTAACGATGAAGAGCAAAATGTGAATTTACCTGAATGTTATACTGAAGAATTAGAAACAACACAGTTTGAATTGTCTAATTTACCAAATAATAACTGGCCTTTTGGAGAAGTAACAAAATAATGCCAACTAGAGAGGAAATGTTCAATTTCACAAAAGCGATTGAATCGTTAATGGCAAATACTAATTTTAATTACATTGAGGCAATTTGTGAGTATTGTAAAACTACTGGTTTAGAAATTGAGGTGGCAGCAACATTAGTAAATGCTAATTTAAAAGCAAAACTAACATCTGATGCTATGGATTTAAACTTACTAAAAGAAAAAGGCTCTAGACTTCCCATATGACAGGTTATGAGGCTTTCGGTCTTTATGAATCCCTCAAACTTCATTTTGCTAAAGATAGTTACGATTTTTTTCGTTATAATGGCAAGATAAATACAAGTATCACGGCATTTGAAAATCGTAGAGACAAATATCATTTTTATAAACTATCTCGCAAGTTTAGCAGCCGTGATGAATTAATTTCGTTTATTGTTGCTAATTTAATTGAAAAAGATAATTTGTGGATAGGTGATTTGCTTAGTGAAGAAGCAAATACACATTATCGAAACAGGCAGAAGGTCTTACAAGCATTATCATACGAATTTACTGGTGACTTAAATAATTTGTTTGATGGGATTACCAATCCAAATGATTTAATTCGTGTTAATGATGGTGATTATCCAAAATTACTTACCAAGACATTACAAAAAGAAATCAAAATTGAAACTTTATGTATTATGGCAAAAATACTTGGTTTCTTGCCAATGTGGAATAAAAATATTTCCGATACAATACGTTGGCCAGAATTATCTCGTAAAATCACCAAATATACCGCATTTCTACCACAAGACATGGTAAAATACCAACTGTTACTAAAAAAACAAATACAAAAATGATAAAAACAATTTATCTAGACATGGATGGTGTTTTGTGTGACTTTGAAAAGAAGTTTATAGACCTCTATGGTCTATTGTCGTTTGTCGAAAGAGATAAAAAGAACTGGTCAAAAGATTGGGAAGATTTTATTATCAAGCAACATGCATTTGAAAAGTTGGAATGGTTTGATGGTGGCCAAGAGTTGCTAGCATATATTCGTAAGCATCCAAATATTCATGTTGAAATTCTATCATCATCTGGCGGCGAAAAATTTCATAGTGAAGTTGCCGCACAAAAGATTCAATGGTTACGTAAATATGGCATTAATTACAAAACCAATATTGTGCCCGGTCGTAAGCATAAAAAAAATTGGGCAAGACCTGATGCTGCAATTATTGATGATACGCCAGATGTAATTACGTCATGGAACAAAGCAA